ATTGGTTTGAGGGAATAGATCCATTTTGATGCTGCCCGATAATTCAATCGTTCCATGTCATGTAATAGAATTTCAGTCATTTTTTAATCCTTTAGTGCATTGCAATTGCTATCACGCGATTTTTCATTTTGGGCAATCCGCATGCATGCCCCGCCCCCGTGCATGATCCGCATGCCCCCGGGCACGGGAAAACTTTAACCCCCGGAAATTTGGCCCGGATTGCAGCGTTAACGCTGGGGGTTCCATGATCGGTGCTTTTCACTTTTCGCCCAATCGAAACCGCGATAAATTCCCCCCGGGTGATCGGCAATTTTTTGACAGCGTTAACAATTGCCCGGGATGCATTGTGACCCCCGGAAATGTTCAATTGATAATTTGAGGGCCAAACGCCAACAACGTCAAACCCCAATAGCGCATGAAACGATTTTGAATAACCGTATGCGCGCGCGTTTGGGGTTGACGATAACAACGACATCCAAAAAGCGACATCACCCCCGTTTGCAAAATCCCCGTCAACATACAAACGGAAATCAAACCCCCCGGGTCGTTTTGCTGCAATCGCTGCAAATGCCCGTGCGATTTGATCGGGGGCAAACCGCATCAAATAAGCGTTTTGGATCATTCGGGCAAACGCCAATGGAAATCGCCATGCGCGGTATGAATAGCAAAAATCGATGCAATCCCCCGCCCCCGGGCATGTAACCCCGGGAATAGTGGAAAACGAGACAAACGGCAATTTACTATTGCCCCCCAGCGCAAAAATTGCCAATTGGGGGGTTTTGCTCGCAAAAGTATCTGCTAATTTTGCAAAGCTTGTTTGCCAACCCGGGCCGGAAAAATCGTTGTCAATTTGCAATTTATACAATGCACGGGCGATAACGTGATCATCCCCCGTTTGCACGGCAATTGCCAAATCCTGCAATTTTGCAAATTTGGGGGCGGTTTTGAATGATTTAATTTGCATGATGTTTTATCCTGTAATGTGAAAATTTAATCCGCTAGCAAACCGGAAAACCCGATTGCAGCAAAGCCGCCAATGGTTACCATTGCCAACGACAAAAACCCGGGGCCAATCCCTAGGGCCAACCCCAGCGAACCAATGGCGAAAAGAACAACCCCGCCCGTGCAAACCAACCCGATCAAAATTTTGTGCAGCATGATCAAGCCCCCCAAACAATTGGTTTGTTCATTTCACGGCGCAACAACCATTCATTGCATGTCAATTTGATTGCAATGGCGGGTTTTTCGGATCGGGCAAATTGCACCCGCATTGCCAACCAATCGGTTTGTTTGAGGGTATTAGCAATTTCATCGCAAACGAACAACATTTCCATGTTGTCTGTATCAATTGCATGTTGCGCGGTATAGCGCAAACCATTGTCGCGAATGGATCGGCGGGTTGATTGGTAAATTTGTTTGTTCATTTGCAAACCCCAGTATTAAAAAACCCGGGCACAATTTGCCCGTATCAATAGTGTCTGAGTTATCCCCAAAATACTCTATAGGGGAAACCCTTACAACCCGCTAAAATTTGAGCATTTTGGGAAAACGGCTATTTTTTGCAAACCAAACAATTCAAATTTTGGTTTTTATTTTTTACCTGGGAAATCATGCCAACAACCCCCCGTGATCAATGCTCTATATATAGGTGCAAACAACCAACAACCCCCGGGTCATCAATGTGCATGGATCATGCCCCCCCGCCCCGGGTCAACATGATCAAACGGGAAAACGACCGGGAATACAAAACCCGGGTTTGGCAAACGATCCGGGCGGGTCAATTGTCAAAACAACCATTGTGCCAATCGTGCCAATTGGCGGGGCGCGTCACGCTGGGTGATCATGTTGACCATGTGATCCCATGGCGAACCATTGGCCCGGGCGGGTTTGTTAACAATCTATTCCAAACCTTATGCGGGGCTTGTCATTCGGTCAAAACCGGGATCGAACAACGTAGAATTTTTCGTTATTACAGTAACCGGGGGGCGATTGACTACAAACCGGGGGATTGGCCCCAGCTAATGACCAACAACGACCCCGCCCCGCCCCGCGATTGACCCGCCACCGCCCTAATACGGGCAAACGACCCCGCCAAAAACCCCAAACGACCCCAAAACGACCCCAAACGGGGCCGATACGGTCCTGAAAATGGCCAACAACGTATAAATTCCATAAATGAGAATGCATTTTGTAATACCGGGGTTTGCAATTGATCGATGCCATTCTCAAATTGTAGTACCCCAGCGTTACCAACCCGCGATTTTGAAACTAAAAGTGCCCGGTTTGGCGCAGGAGCAGGCGCGGGGTCAATTCTGGAGGGGTACAAACTCAGAAGGGGGGAGTATTTTGTGGGAATTCCCCAAATGTGGTACGCTAAACCATGACAAGACAAAAGGAACTCACTTATGGCAAAAAAACCTCGTCACATTCTCGGCTATTTAAACGACCCAAACACTTGGGACAAAGCAGCGTTTGAAACAGCCATTCGCGCAGAAGTCGAAGCCTCGACAGGAACACTTACGGCATCTGACGAACTGTTGGTTGGCGCATTGGTCATCACGGTTGACAGCTTGTTGACTGCTGAAATCAATATTCGTGAAAGAGGTCATGTCACTGTGTACGGCAACAACGAAGGCGTGACAGCTTGGTTCAAGATTCGCACTGAGATGGCTGACAAAGCTATCAAGATGCTGGCTGAGTTGGGTCTTGTTGCCCGTGGTCGCCCTAAGTTAAAAGCAAAAGTGAGTGATGTAGATGAGCTATTCGCCACTGCTTAACCCTGCGTTTGAGTATGCGGTAGCGGTAACTCGGGGTGACATTCAGGCGTGTGAGGATGTCAAACTAGCTTGCCAACGGTTCTTGGATATGGTCGAACGTAAGGATGCGCCTTACGAGTTTGTCCCTGCCAAGGCTGAACACATCCTCAAATTCGTCAAGTTCTGCCGCCATGTCAAAGGTCCAGATGCCGGGAAGCCAATTGAGCTACAGCCGTTTCAGGTCATGTACTTGGCGGGTATCTACGGTTTCCGCGACAGGAAAGATCACACATACCGATATGTCACTGATGTCATTTTGTTCGTTCCTCGCAAGTCAGGTAAGACAACCATTGCGTCCATCATTGCGTTGTATGAGTTGCAGTTTGGTGATGCTGGCGCTGAAGTGTTTACTCTAGCTACCAACAGGGATCAAGCGTCTATTTGCTTTGATTCGTCCAAAGCTATCGTAGAAAACATGAGGCCCGAGTTGGGGGCTAAATTTATTGCCTACCGCAGTGAACTGAAGAAGGCTGGCGACTCGACCTCGACCTACCGTGCGCTGTCGCGAGAAAACCGTAAGACAGGTGACGGTAAGAACCCGTCTTGCGCCATGATTGATGAAGCTGCTCAGATTACTGAAAGACAGTCAATTGAGGTGTTGCACTCGGGCATGGGCGCTCGAAAGAACCCGCTGCGGATGTACCTGACAACTGCCAGCTTTACTAAGGAAACGAAATTCTTTGAAGACCTTTCGCACTACCGTAGCGTGTTGCGTGGCGCTGCTCCTGATAGTCATCGCTGGTTTGGCCTACTTTATAGCATTGATCCCGGCGACAATTGGGCTGACCCTGCGGTATGGGGAAAAGCGAACCCGATGCTTGGGGTTTCGGTCACGACTCAGCACATTCAGCAAATGGCTGAAGAAGCGTCTGCCAAGCCAGCAAGCCTAAACGAATTCCTGTGCAAGCAGTTAAACATCTATGTTTCGGCTAATTCTGCTTGGGTTGACAGAAGGCATTGGGATGAGTCGGTCACTCCAATGCCGAAAGAAAAGCCTGAAGCTACATTCGTTGCTTTTGACTTGGCTCACACGCGAGATTTGAATGCTGTTTGCACTTTGCACAGATACAGCGAAGAAGATTTTTATGCCAAGTTCCAATTCTTTCTACCGGAAGAATCTATTGACCTAATTCCAAACCACTACAAGAGCATATTTTCTCAGGCTCATGCAAGTGGCATTTTGAGGCTCACGCCGGGTAACGTAACCGACCTTAATGAAGTTGAGTCGTACATTAAACAAGAATGCGAAAAGCACAGCGTTAAAGAAGTTGGCTACGATCCATATAACGCAGCCTCTTTGGTAGCTAACCTGTACGCTGATGGCTTGCCTGTCAAAAAGGTTGGTCAGGGTATGGCTATGCTGTCAAACCCGTCTAAAACTACTGAGCAATTGATTCTGAAAAAAGCTATCCATCACGATGGCAACCCGTTTGTTGGTTGGCAACTAGGTAACTGCGAGGTTTACACCGATGTCAACGGCAACGTGAAGGTCAGGAAGAATGAAGCAGACCCGTCAGCCAAAGTGGACGGTATTATTGCCATGATTATGGCTTTGCACTGCCATTTGGATAACGTGTTTGTCAGTGATTCATTTGGCTTTAGAGCAATAGAGTGGTAAAGTGTAGAAAATTGAGGGGAAATCATGGCAATTTTTGACATTTTCAAGCGTAAAAACACTCAGTCTGAGAGCAATACATTGTTCGGTCAGACCGCCTTGGGTAACAACATTGTTTATCAGGGCAGCGATAAACGTGCTGGTGTTAACACTCAAATCCTCTATGTAACGACTGCCAGCACAACAACTGCTGGTCGCCCGGTAGATATGTCTGTGCTGACCAGAAACAGCACAATCATGTCTTGTGTGGGGGTAAAGGCTAGGGCTTTGGCGCAGTTGCCAATCAAGATTTGCTGCGAAACAGCAGACGGAAAAACCGTTGATGCGATTCGAGGCGAAGGTGTTGGAGCGCGAGATAAGGCCAAAGCCAAGCAAGTTGCCAAGCTATTGGGTAACCCAAACAACTTCCAGAGCAAGTATGAGTTCTGGTATCAGTGGCTTATGTGGTACGAATTGTCTGGTGAAGCCTTTACCCTGTGGTGGAGGAAGGACCAGAACAGTTCTACAGAAACTCCGCTAGAAATGTATGTGCTAGATTCAACGCTAATTGCCGTGAATATCACGCCTACACGTTATCCGACTTTCCGACTGTCTACGCCTAGCTATGGTTTCAACAAGGACCATGAGTTCAAGTATTTCCAAGTGATGCACGGCAAGGAAATGGCTTGGCAAGGCTCTGCTGGCTTTAACAAAGCTATTTTGGCGACTGAATTGGTTGGCCTTGACCAAGACATTGATTTGTACGCCAACTTTGTCATGCAGAACGGTGCAAAGCC